CCATATCAAGTGCTCCATGTATATCGCCTGCATTTAGACGCTCCATCATATCAGGTGAAATAAATGAATCTAATACAAAAATATTTGCGGGTGTTTCGCATATTATATTTGTATGTGTTACTATTGGGCGTGAAAAACTAGATGCTAAAAACTCAGCATTTGAATGAACTATTAGGCGTGCAGATTGGCTACCTGCGGAATTTATAGAAATATATCCTCCGTTACCAATACCACACATTCGGCGCACAATATTCATATGACGACATCCTGGTATAGACAATATATTCGATCCACCTTGTAACTGTTGTACGCGTTTTACAACTTCAACCGGTGTTTCAGCAGGTGGACGATATAATATTTCTATATTAAAATATGCACCACCTGCAAATACTAAATTCATCCAACTTGCAGATATAAACCAATAAAATAATCCATGTATTTCTTCATTTGTATTGGAAAGTGCTATACTATCTGCTTCATCTATAAATACACGACTCCATAAAAGTGTTGATACTGGCTGACTTGCACGAAAGACTGCCCACATAGTTGAACTTACAACTATAACATCATATGTTTCTATTGATTGTAAAAATGTATCATCAGCTGCATCTTGGCGTCGTCGTATATATCGTGCTTTTAATGTTGAATCGCGTGTTATATATTGTTCCCATTGTCCTACAAGTGCATGTGGAACAATAAGTAAAGCAGCACGCACTGGGCGTAATTGTACACCATATGAAGTTGTAAGTTGATTACGATTACGTAATAATCCAACATCACGACCATCTGACAATCCTGATGATCGTGTAACATATTCTGTATATTCATGTGAAGGAGGAGGCGATTTTATTAATGCTAATGCTGTAAGTGATTTTCCAGATCCAACTGGATCTGCTAATATTCCATGTGTTGTATATAATTTCCCTCCTATTGAATCGCCTGCTATATTTCCTACATCCATTCCTTCATGCTTTGCGCGTTCGAGTTTCAGGGCTGCATGTAATGCAGCTTGCTGATGTGGTAATAATTTTGGTTTAATCCATGCAGGGGTAGCTGCACGCGGCGATTCTACTGTTAATTCTTGACTATATAAGGCTTCAAAAAATGACCATAATCTTCTTCGTGCAATGGATGTCATTGGGGGTGGCGCGCGCGAGCTGCTCTAAGACTAATTTGAATGGTGCTATTTTAGATCCTTTGTCCACGCGCTATTTCAACAATTTCAAGCAACAAGGTCTAAAATTAGCCGCACGTTTATTTATATAATTTGCAGTATGCTCAAACCCTTTGTCAGTATTGTCACACCTACATATAACCGTCGTAAATTTATTCCACAATGTATAGCGGGTATTCGCGCACAAACATATCCAATGGATCGTATTGAATGGCTTGTGTATGATGATGGTACAGAAAAAGTTGGGGATTTACTTGCAAGCGGCTCACCGCTTGTACATGGATTAAATGTCCGTTATTTTTCAAATGAGACAAAACTAAATATTGGCGTAAAACGTAATTTTTTGCATACACAAGCAGCTGGTGAAATTATTGTTACAATGGATGATGATGATTATTATTCACCAGATCGTGTAATGCACGCTGTAAATACTCTAATTAGCACATGTCGCCCAACTGCGTCAAAACCGATTGGCGCATGCGAAGATGGAATTTGTGGATCATCGCGTAATTTTATGTATTTTACGGATGATAGTAGCATGTGGGAAGTAGGACCCTATGGTCCACGTCATGCTACATTTGGTACTATGGCGTATACAAAAGCCTATGCACTCAAACATAAATGTGATGAGTCTGTCACCTTTGCAGAAGAAATTGTATTTACAAACTCCTATAAAGCTCCTCTTGTACAATTAGATCCTTTTAAAGTTATGGTAGTGATATGCCATCGTGAAAATACTTTTAATAAAGATAAGTTGCGCAAAGATCCATCAAATCCTTTTATTAAACGCTCAGGAATCAAATTGCGACAATTAATTCGAGATGGTAAAACACGTGAATTTTATAGCTCCGTATAATAGGGATAAAGTAATGAATAGACTGAACTGGAATATACCCGGCGGAAAGACTGCTTTTAGCAATTTTGGTGCTGCACTTACAAGTAATGGTGGAGGTAGTGGTGTAAATTGGATTGTATATATTTTAGTTGGTCTTGTTATTACAGCAGTTATTGTTATGATTGTGCAACCTAAAATAGATTGGTCCATCTTTGATCCACGTCCACGTCGTGTAAAAGTAACAAGTCGTGCATATAAAACATGGGAAAAATTATACACATATACAAATTTACAATATACAAGCCCTGCTGAATTTGATTCACGCAATTATACTGTGCAATTTGATTGTATTCTATATAATACACGTAATTATACAACAACGGATGGACCATATCGTCATATAGTACATCGCGGATCAAAAGAATTAATGTCTACAAATAACGGCGGAATTCCATTATCCGGTTGTGCACCTGCAGGTGTAGGTGAGCTACCGCCATTCGGATTGCCATCACGTATGAACCCCGGTATATTTGTTGATCCAAATCTTAATGATATTATTGTATTTGTGGATACAATGAACGGTGCAACACCATATCGCGAATCTGTACGTATTGTTGATGTACCACTTGATATTCCATTCCGCCTAAGTGTAGTCATTAATGGACAGGTATTGGAAGTGTATCTAAATTGTAAATTGGAAGTTACAAAGGTCCTTTCTGGTATTCCACGTGAAATAGAAAACGAATGGTACGGAATTTCAGGACGTGCAAATGCACAAGCTCAAGTTCAGAATATGATGATATGGACATATCCACTCAGTGCTGAAGATATACGACCATTATGTCCAACATTACCTAAATTCGACGGCAAACGCCCATTGTGTGAAGGTACAGAAACGACTCAACCTGCGCCTGCTGCAACACCTAAAAAAGAAATATCACTTGGACTAGGTGCATCAATAAAAGCAACATGTAATTCATTACCGAATGCACCTCGAAATTAGACCCAGATCCATGCACAATGGTCAAAAAAACTTTAGCTCAACTATTTATTCGCATTACTACATAAGGAGTTTGGAATGGATGCATACACAAACACTGGTTATTTTAATAGTATTTCGAATAAAGCAAAAGAATATAATGTAAATCTGAGTTCGACACAAATTATAATTGGTCTTGTCATTATTATATTTGCTGTTGCTGTTGTTCTTTTTTGGTGGTTCAAACCCAAAGCGGATCATGTAACATTTATGGGTCCTATAGTATTAAAAGGCGCAGGAAATGGTGTACCAAGTGAACAAAAGGTATTATTTACACAATCACAAATTGATACATCATTAGGTAATAATTTTACATTGAGTCTATTTGTGTATATGGATGATAGTAATCGTGAACGTATTCCACTTGGAAGCCCTGATGGTGATTTCCGATTCAAGAATTTTGTTACAATACTTGGCGTAGGTACAATAACATTGGATCCCATACATCAGCGTGCACGTATATCCGTTCGCTCACTTTCTTCCGGCTTACCTGAAACGCACATTATTATTGATAATTTTATGGTTGCAAAATGGAATCAGATTACAATAACATTAGAAGGTCGTACACTCGATGTCTATATAAATGGTGTACTTGCTAAATCGGCGCTCCTTGAAAACTTGCCTATTTTGAAACCAGTTATGGTAACCATGGAAACATCTCCGGATTTTTCAGGACAAGCCGGATTAATACAAGCTTGGCCCCGGCGCTTAACTTCCAATGCAGTCGCTGTAAATTATAAGCGAAATACGGATACCCGTGGAAAACCATTAATTCCTGATATTAAACCTTCACTTGGTACATTATGGGATATGTTTAAAAGAGGCTTTTGTGAAATTGGATTCTGTGATTTATCAATTCAAATCGGCGGATTGAATTATGTTGATTATCAATACGCCTAAACTTCAAACATAAATTAGAACATACTTGTAGAAGAAATATGGAAGCCGTGCGTAATTTTGCAAATAATAACCGTGGTGGTATTATTAATGCTGTATATATCGTAGCGTTCTTAGTTGTACTATATTTCTTGTATAAATTCTTAATTGCAGGTTCTGATTCTGAAATTGTCCTTCTAAATACTGAAGTCCCCGCAAACGAAACAATGACATATCCACTCTCTGTGAAAAACCCCGATGTACGTGTAAAACCAGGAGGTGAATACACAATCAGTTTCTGGATGTACATTACAAGCTGGGATTACCGCGCAGGTCTTGCTAAATCTGTACTCCAAATTGTTGATACCAAAGCCCCTAACTACAGCCTACTAACAACAATCCTATACCCGAACGAAAATCGTCTTATGGTACGCGTCCACACTGAATCCGCAAGCACAGGTATAGATTACACACTCAATAACAATTATGATAATCTAATGAGCGGTAAACAAGGTCTAGCCAATGAAGTTATTGAATCACCTATGTGTGATATACAAGACATTGATCTCCAACGCTGGATTAATATCACAATAAGCGTCAATGGACGTATTGTTGATGTATATTACGATGGCAAACTCAACCGTTCATGTGTACTTCCCGATATTCCTATGGCTCCCGAATCTGGCGTTCAAGTTGTAATGACAGGTAAAAAGGGCGGATTCGGCGGCAAGATTAGTGGAATACAATTCTTTGGCGCCCCACTCACCCCGGATCGTATTTATGCAATCTATCAAGCTGGTCCCAAAGGTCCATCAGGATTCATTGGTTTCCTTGCTGAAAAACTCGGTATTAAGCTAACATACTCTGGTAAAGCTGGCGAACAACAAGCTATTTCTCTTTAAATTTTGAATTTATGATGATATTGATTTCTTCTATTTTGCTATAAATAGAGGAAATATGGAATATGCAAACACAGCTATGTCCTTTGTTATGGGCGACGGCTTAGTATCCCAACTTCTATTTACAGTTCTATGTATGCTTGTATTGTATGCTGTAATTACAATTATCGAAGGAATTGTTGAACAAATTCGCAAACTCGATCGTCAAACAAATGTCTTGTTTGCAGACACAACAGCGAGTCGTCAATTTATTGAACAATCTCCAAGTGCTGATAAATTGATTTACAATAGCGAAAATGAAGTAAATGGTATGGAATTCTCCTATTCCATGTATTTGATGGTATCACCTGAAACATTTGAAGGTGCTGTCACTGATACATGTGGTAAGACAGAAAAACAAAATACAACAAAACTACGTCAAATCTTCCACAAGGGCAGCAAGGATGGATTTCCACTCTTAGCCCCTGGATTATTTGTCCATGGAAATAAAAACACACTTCGTCTATACATGAATTCTGCAACCAAATGGGATAACTTTGTTGAAATCCCAAACATCCCTATTGGTAAATGGTTCCACTTAGTCATTACACTCAAAGGCAAATATCTAGATGTATTTGTCAATGGTAACGTCACTGTTCGTCATGAATTCCCAACTGTTCCAAAACTCAATTATGGTAATATTTATGTACTAACACCCGTCAAATTCCCCAAATATGCATCTGATACAGTACAAGTTGGTGATTTTGCAATTGATGGTGCAGCTAAGGGTATGGTATCTCGTCTAAAATATTACTCTTATGCACTAAACTACTCACAAATTGATTCACTCTATCGTGAAGGACCCAGCAAGAAGATTATATCCTCTTCATTCACTGAAGTACCTCCATACTTCCATGATGATTGGTGGGTTACTAAATATTAATTGAGTTTACTGTAATTCTTACAGATTGCTCAATTGTTCATATGTGTTAATGAATTGAAAACGCGCGCGTCATTCGTCAGCTTACCCAATAAATTCCGCCGAGCTATTGTTTTTGGCACAAAGCCTTTCCGTACAGGTTTTGCAAAGTTTGTTGTTAATGTTGGTGATGGCGGAAGCTCTAACCGTGATGGTGCTGATACTGGACGTGGTATAGCAGCCGTGACTGTAGAACGTAAGGCTTCTTTAAATTCTGGAGTCTGCATTATATCATTCATCGATTTACTCTTCAATTCTGTGGGTACATTACGTAATTGTACCCCTATATTGAAATTGTCAAACATCATACGTATAGATTGTGCAACTTCACGAATACTTTGTATATAACGTTTTACAGGTGTATCTATATAATAGTTTGATATAAACATATCTAGATCAGCAATTATACGCTCAAATTCTTTATATTTTTTCATATATAATTCACATATACAATTTGCGGGCGGTTTGGCTGTTTGGCATTGTGAACCTGTAGGATCCGTCATTCGCACCAATTGCATATTACAAATATTTGTTATTTCATATACATTATTATAATACATCATTGTTCGGGTTTGATTACATATACCTGGATCAGATGATGTACATAATTTTTGCATACATGTTGAATTACATTTTGAACGTAAATCTATCATTTCATTTGTTAATTCATATATTGTATTATATAATGATTCAATTGGTATAGTATATATGTGTCCGGAACCACCATTTTGTTTTTGTTTGTAGGTTTTACGATTCTTATGACGATGACGACGTGTAAACGTTCCCAGCAGCATCTCTCTATATATCTCTATATAAACTATTTATTTTGCAAATTTCAATCCACCCAAACCATTGCTGATTTCTAAAAAGTTGAGTGTTTCAACAAAAATCTGTATTTCATACGTGTAATTTGCAAGTGTTGGTATAGGTTCTACATCAATATCCAATTCTAATTTGTCAATGCGACTTGTATTCAATGTACCTTTGGGTTGTTCAACAGATGATCCATTTAATGAAAAACTATATGTATAAAGCGGCCACATTTCACTCTGCGTTGCTAATCCATAATCTGCAAATGGAGATGCTGCTCCTTGTAAATATCGGAATGGTACATATTCCCCAAAATAACTTGCATCCAGTGAATTAAATAACTGTTGTCCGTTTGCTTTTATATTCATATTTCGCAAAATACGACGTTGTAATCCAGGAATATTTAATCCTGAATATCCAATTGGAATACTTGAGCCATTTACAATAACTTGTTGTGGAATTAATGGAATTCTTCCTGCTGGTGATTCTAGTGATGGATACACAAATGGACGTTGTGATTTTGTGGGATACATCCAATTTGTTAAATTGAGTGGCTGGTTACGATATAATATAGCATCCGATCGTCTTCCAAAATATACAATTCGTGTTGCTATATTATGCACATCTATGTCATACGAATCGCGTGATGTGACACCTGTATATATGAAATTCTGGACTTGACGTATTGTATAGCGTAGCGTCTTTTGTGCAAACATACGACGCTCTTCATCCGTTAAAAATGTAAATGTGGCTTCAAGTGATGCATTTAGTGGCCAGCCATCTTGAAATGGAACCGCGCCTGAAATATCCGTTAAAAAATCTTTCATACGTACACCTGACATATCGGCTGCACCATACAAATTATTCAATGATGAAGGCAATGGACCATAATATTGCTGATTCCACACGGATGTGTATTGATCCGTTGGTTCTGGTGGCAATGTCTGAAATCCTGGACGTACACGATTTCCACTCAAATCTAATACTGTGTACAATTCACGAAGTGGGCGTAATAAAATTTGGATTTCACAATCATGATATTGGAGTGCAACAAGTGGCAATGAATTTTCAATATAATCACTAAACCATAGCCCCAACGGAATACGTAATATACGTCCAGGAATACTAGGTGCGTTATTTTGGGCTGGATTAGGAAGACTTGGTGATCCGCGCCAAGCAAGAACATTTGGATATCCGCCGGAAGGATCGCCATATACACCATTTGCAGGATCAAACATTTCTGGTGTATCGCCAACCATATAACGCCATTTTGCATAACGCGTTGAATCTAAATCCAACGCAGCACGTGCAGATATCCAATCACTTGTAAATTCCTGAATTTTTTGTCCACCGATTGTTATTGTTAATGATTGTATCATACGTACACCTAATTGTCGCACCCATGCAAATTCATATGCACGATCGAGTACATAATCGCCTGCTTCATTTGTATGTACATACGCTTTACTAAATATATCCGGTACTTGAACACGAAGAACTAAATCACTTACTAAATCACCTTGACGTGGTATTTTAGCTTTTAAAAGTATTGGACTATCCATCTGTAATACATTAGGTCCATCTAGTGCAATCGATATAGGTTCTTGTGCAAAGTGTGTATGTTGTAAAAATGTTTTATAAAAAAATGTTACTTGTGGATTACCATTCAATATAACATTCTCATTTCCATAACAAACTAAAGATAATAAGCCACCCGGCATTTCCTACATCTTATATATGTATTTCCTTTATCTCGTTTTCCTCGTTTTGAGGAATTGTCTTTACTTTAATTTAGGTTTCTGTTGTAGAGAATAACTGAAAATGAGCCGGAACAATATTGTAGCCACATTTGCTCGTAATTTAAACAATGTTGCAAATGCAGCAAAAACACCCATATCCAATATAGCCTCCAATATTGCATCCAATATAGCTTCAGCCGTGTCTTCAAATACAAATTCATTCAATGCTGCTGTTGCTACAAATGCAGTTCCAGGTGGTATTGGAATATACAAATGGATTCTTGTCATTGTAGTTGTGATTGGCGTTGCATATTTAATGAAACGTTATATTGATGAAAATCCAGGTATGCTTGAATCATGGTTTGCAATGTTACGTAATGAACGCCGTCAAGGAGCAGCTGTTGATTTACCACCTCCACCAATTACACCACCTCAACCACCGGCTGCAGTACATCCCGACACTGAATCATGGTGTTTTGTAGGTGAAGATTTGACCGGGCGTTATTGTGTTAAAGTTCCATCCAAATCATCGTGCGAATCTTCACGTTCATTTATATCACGCTCTGAATGTGAAATGGTGTCTGCACAACATCTACCTGCTGGTGTAATCACAAAACAAGGTGCGGGTATGCTCCCACTCCAATAAGCACGGATGCGCTGCGCCACGTATTCTTTATTGCTTTCAAATGCCATAGTAGGGGACATACAAAAGGATGTCATATTTCGAACAATTAATAAATTCTACGAAATATGCTTTGCATAGAGCAACATATAATCCAGAAGCTGAAAAATTTGCACAAAAACAAAAAGATGCACTATCCAAAAAAGAGAAAGATGAACGAATTGCAAAATTGGATAAAGAAATGAAACTTAAAAAAGACGCCGATGCTAAAAAATTGGCTGCTGAATTAGCTGAAAAAGAGCGTCTTGAAAAAGAACGTTCTGAGTTTAGTATTGGACGTCTACTTGCACGTATTTTTACAATTGTATTTATTATTGTAGCTATTGCATTAGTTGTAGCAGGTGCAGTATATGGTGCATCACTTGCAACCAATTTAAATGTATATAAAACTGCACCATTTCGCATCATATATGCAATATGGGGATTCTTATTTTTCTGGCTAGTAATTCCATATGTATGGATATATCGCCGTTTTTGGCTTGGAAAAGTACCCCGATTTTATGCAATCTTGCCACTTGTTCCTTATCGTTTTGTTCATCCATTTATGGCTCGATTTTTTGATTGGATTACATTTAATCCACTTGAAGTGGATGAATTAAAAGAATGGACATCATTTGCTGCGTGAATAATAAACTGCACCTCCAACAATTGCAGCAAGTAGAAACAATAATGCAATATTGGATGGTGAAGGTGTCCAGCGCGATGTATCCGAAGCTGCTAATTGACGCATAGATTGTATATACTCATCAAATGTAAATTGACGCTTTCCTAAATTTGCATTTACTTTATTGTGGAGTTGAAACACCCAATAAATTAAATCATCACGTGATCCAACTGCTTGTTCAACTGGCATTTCTTTCAAAAATTCAGTATAATGTGCACGACATATTCCACATGGTAGCATTGTTTCCAAAGATTTGTAAAAACGAATTGCGTCTTCTTGTTCACGTTTTGAGGGTTCAGTATTATATCCAAGACTTACAATATGCATAGTTCGCCAAAAGAGTGGTCCCCATACATCTGGACTCATACCCATAGGTGGAAAAACAGGTTTAGAAGTCATCTATCCTTTTTGATTTATAAAGTGGAAATAATTGTACAATTAATCAACGCGGTGCGGTTCTAGCCGTCTAAACCAAACCCCATGAATTAATAACAGTGTAGGGATATTCCCAAAAATGGATTTTAAATGTATCAATTGTGGAAAATCAGGACATGCCTTCCGGGATTGTAAAGAACCGGTAATGTCATATGGCATTATTGCAATTAAATATATTGATTCAATTCCTTATTATTTATTAATACGACGACGCGATTCATTATCCTATGTTGAATTTATGCGTGGCAAATATTCATTAACCGATCCTTCGTATATTCAATTACTTATCAATAATATGACATGTGATGAACAATCGCGTCTTGTATCTCAAACATTCGATTCATTATGGTCTTCATTGTGGAATAATCAAAATACACGTCAATATCGTAATGAATATAATTCAGCAAAACGTATATTTGAATTATTACGAAATACGGGTGATGTAAATGGAAAATTATTAGTACGCTATATTGAAGAATCAACAAAAGAATGGAAAGATCCAGAATGGGGATTTCCAAAAGGTCGACGTACGCCACATGAAACTACGGAAGCCTGTGCATTGCGTGAATTTAAAGAAGAAACAGGATGTGATCCGTCTATTGTAACATTATTAAGTGGTAGTGATGGATTTATTGAAGAATATCTCGGAACAAATGGTATTCGATATAGACAAACCTATTATATTGGGGTTAGCGGAAGTGATGCACGAGCTGAATTTCAGCCACATAATCGTGTTATGAATCGTGAAGTTGGTGCAATTGGATGGTTTCCATTCGAAGAAGCATATCTTAAAATACGAAGTACAAACAAAGAAAAACGTGCATTACTTGGAAGACTTCATCATCAAATTATGAAGGAAGATTTACTACATTGGAAAACCGTGCGATCATCAACTGCAACTCCAACAAATACAATTGTCGATAATACAGATATATTTAAAAAATAACATAATCACAATAAAATTTTGTTTGAATTAGGAAAAATGCTCTGTTCTATTTTGATATATCAAAGTAGAAGATAGCCACTCATATGCTACCAGTAATTGGACCTAAAAATAAAGCAAATCCATTACTTGTATCAGCGCTTGTAGATCAGTATACTACTAAAAAAGACGATTTGCTTGATCAATGGTTCAAATTTAAATTTGACAATCGTGTATCACGTGACACAATGTTAGAAGCAATGCATCGTCTTGGTGTACGCCCTGATATATGGATTCGCGAGCGTGATGCAAAAACTGGTGTTTATCCAAATATAAGTGACCCGGAATTTGCTGCACGTCTTACACAAAAGACTGAATTTGCAATGCTGGCTTCGGATGCACCTTCCGATACAGTCTGTACAAATACTTGTGTTGAAACACCCGAAGGTAAACGTGTCCCAGGCGCTGTTAGTAAAACATCAGACGATGTCTTTGATACAACACCTGTACAACGTTTAGTTGCACGCTTTTTACATCCTACAACACCATATCGCGGGCTATTACTGAATCATGGTGTGGGTGTAGGTAAAACATGTTCTGCTGTCACTGTGGCTGAAATGTTTTTAGAATATTTGCCAAACCGCACGGTATTTATATTAGCTCCGCAAGCTATTGCAGAAGGATTTCGTAAAACTATTTTTGATGTATCTAAATTAGTTCCCACTACACGTGAAGAATTTGCACTCAGTGGTGAACGTTGGAAATCACCACAATGTACTGGAATGACATATTTACGTCTAACAAATATGGAAGCTGAACCAAATAGAGATGTTATTGATACTGCTGTACGTAAAATGATAAACTCACGTTATAAAATTATGGGATATTTAGCCTTTGCTAAAATGATGCAGAATAAATTTAATGAAGCTCCTAAATCAATTCAAGAAGACAAATCCAGATTTGATGAATATAAAAATAATAAAATTATTTCCATGTTTAATGATCATTTATTAATTGTCGATGAAGCCCATAATTTACGTGATGAAAAAGAATCTGCAGATATGAAAATTCTTGATATTGAAGATCCATCAGCTGTTAGTGATGCAGAAGCTGGAAAACAATTAACTCCAATTTTAAAACAAATTGTTGTTACAGCCGAAGGATTACGTTTAATGTTAATGACAGCTACACCTATGTATAATAAAGCCACTGAAATCTTATTTTTGCTCCGTTTATTACTTGCAAATGATGCTAATGACGCAAGTGTGTTTGATAATCAACTACGTGTTGAAAATGTATTTAATTTGAAAAAACGCGGACGGAAATCAAAAGCGGCAGAAACTGCAGAAACTTCTGAAACAGAGGAAACAGAGGAAAGTAATGAAGAAGAATCCGTAGAATCCCTTGAAAGTAACGAGGAATCCGTTGAAAGTAATAACGAAGAATCACTTGAAAGTAATGAAGATGAAAAGAATAATGAAAAAATCGGCGATGTATCCAATATTGATGATTTTGGTGGTGCATTGACCGAACAAGGTAAAGAAGAGTTAATACGCGCAATTAAACGTTATGTGAGTTATATGCGTGGTGAAAATCCAAATACCTTCCCATTACGTCTAACACCAGATTCAGCTGTTGGTATTTATGAACCTGACTTTTTATCAAAAGAAAAATATCCACAATACAGTATTTCTCGAAAAGAAGGTGAAATCCAATTAAATTCAGTTGAAGTAAAAATAACACAAGCTTTGCCACTTGTTATTTCACATATTGACCAAGATACAGAAGTTGGTTCATTAATGTACAATACAATAAAAGGTTATTATAATCACGATTCGCCTGATCGTGTACAGAAAGGAGGTGCAAAAGGTGAAACAACTATTTTATATAAATCTACTCAAATTGGAAATATTACATATGATGCAGAACGCGGTGTATATGGAAATGCAGGATGGTATACTTGCTTTCGTCCACGTACTGAAACATTTGGATCGACACAAGTTACACAATATGAATGGAATATAACTGGAAAATCAATTGATTCTGTATTTCGTACAAATCTTCATAGTCATTCACCAAAAATTGCACGCATTGTTGAATCTGTTAAAGATTGCAAAGGCTTGTCGTTTATTTTTTCACAATATGTCGGTGGTGGAGCACTACCTATTGCAGCTGCACTTGAAATGAATGGATGGTGTCGTGTACTTCATGATGGTACACCTGCACCATTATTAACAACTACAAAACCTGGAAAAGATACTAAATTCTATATTCTATTGACAAGTTCAAAGGGATTAGCTCCAGAATTTTCCAAGTTACTCCGCTATGCAACACAACTTGATTGTAATAACGCAAACGGACCTTTTTTGAAAGACGGTGTGCGTCGTGTTCAAGCAATTATTGGATCACAAATCACATCTGAAGGTCTTGATTTGAAATGTATTCGTCAATTGCATGTACTTGATGGTTGGTACCATTTAAATCGTATTGAACAAATTATTGGTCGTGGTGTTCGTTTTTGCAGTCATTCATTATTACCTGTTGAAGAACGCAATTGTACCGTCTATTTACACGCATTAGATATTCCAAAATATGAAACTGCAGATCTTTATGCATATCGTCTAGCCGTTAAAAAAGCACGATATGTTGGTGAAGTTGCACGACTTATGAAAATGTATGCATGGGATTGTATGTTAAATATGAATGCAATTTTACTCCCTGGACAAGGTGAAAAAACAATTGTTGATTCAGTTGGTAAATCAATAAATATTGAAGTTAAAGATAAAAATTATTCAGGATTATGTGATTATGCAGAATGTCCTACAAAAGACGATTGGTGCCCAATACCTGATTTAAGTGAAGAAAAATTAAATGCAAGTACATTTCGCGATTTTGATTTCCGTCGTCAATTTGCAGAAAAACAGAAACTTTTAGCTATTCTGTTTGCAGGTGAAAACATTGCACATCCAATATCATTTATTCGAGAAGCAATATATAAAGATATTCCATGGTCCATTGGAGCAATTGGATTACGAGAAGCATTAAATAATTTACGTATTAAACGTAATGATGGTATTTATGGAACACTTGTATTAAAAAATGGTTATGTACTCTTTCAACCGGATCATGTAACAGAAATACAGACTATTCCTGCAGCATTACGTTATGGACGCGCATTTGGACATTTAACACGAGTTTTCAAACCGGATCAAGGTTTACTTGTTGCAGCAGTTCCACCACCTCTTCCAATTGAACCCATTGCACCTGCGCCTGCACCTGCATTACCATCTGCTACACCAGAAACAGCGGCTGAGCCTGAAAAAATGGATAAAACAATTCCAGAAGTCGGTGTCGACGAAACAGATATAAGTACTATGTTTACAAAAACAATGTCTGATATTGGAAAATGGATTGAACTTGTACAAGAATTAATGACAAAACACAAAGGAACTGTACGCAAACCTGTACGTCCAATGCCCGAAAAAGGATTCAATGCACTACGCTGGGTTATTTCATGGATGAGTCAACTTGATATACCTGGAATTAAAGATGATGTATTACAAATTGCAACAATGTGGTTTATTGATAATTTTGTTTCGAATGATGAATTAATTGCACTTATGAAAACGCTCTTAATTAAACGTGAAGAACGTATATCAACGACACATGATGAAGACTTTGTATTGAACTTATTGAAAAAAGATATAACACAACCGGCTGCAATGATTCCAGGGTTCATGATATATAATACAAAAGCTAAATCTGTACAATCGTATTGCTATTTAGATAGTGCACACGGAATTTCAACATGTGATTCAAGTGCAGCAAAAATTCTTGCAAATTCTTTCCCAATTGTACTTCGCGGTGAACCTAAAAAACAAATTGGAAGAAAGAAAAAAGTTGAAGAAGTGGAATTAGAAGATGCAGATGTATCCAATTTTTTTGGTATATTGGTTCAAATTAGTAATGATCTAACATTTAAATTAGTATATCGTCTGAAAGGTGGTTCAGCTACAGGCACTGTATGTAAAACACCGAGTGGATTAGCTACACATCGTGATCGTCTACGTAAACTGTATAGTCAAATTCCAAAATCTTCACCAATGCACAGTCATTTATTTAAAGATCTTTCCGAATCAAAACAGGATAAAGATGTTGATCGTGAGCGTACTGCAATTCAAACAGGTTTGGATGCTATGTATAAATCAGAAACTGCACCTGATGTGGTAATTACTGATATTTCACATTTAATTGTTGTACAAGTATGTATTTACACTGACTTTTTATTACGATGGTTGGATATGAAAAATACAGATAATAAACGTTGGTTCTTGCGCCTGACTGAAACTGTACGATCCGGTATACCCATGGAATAAAACAGAAGGATTGAAGGAAAGAACAGAAGGAAGCAGCGAAAAAATGAAATGTTTAAACACAAAGTTCTGTCTATGAATAGAGGGATAAAATGACGGAATCTATGTATCACACAATGTATCTGGATGAGCGTGTATCACTTTCACCCAGTGATTTAAATGAAGCTATGAATATTGATGATGGAATTACAAAACTACTACAGACACATCTTAAGAAAAAGTATGAACGACGCTGTAATGTGAATGGATATGTTCGATCTGGATCTGTAGAAATTCTACAACGAAGTATGGGATTAGCTGAAAACGGAAGATTTACTGGAAATCTTGTATATGATTGTAAATTTAAATGCGAAGTTCTTTACCCAACAGCCGGTACCCAAGTTGAAGCCACTGTTCTAAAAGTGAATAAGATGGGTGTATATGCAATCTTTGAAGATGCTGAAGTACGTGACGAAGCTATGATTCGTATTCTTCTTCCACGTGATATTCATCTTGGAAATGAAGAATTTGATGCAATTGAAGAAGGCGATAAATTACTCGTCTCATTGGAACGTAGTAAATTCCAAACAAATGATCTATTTATTGTTAGTGTAGGTCGTCTTGTTCGTAAAATTCCAATTGTCTAAGCCCAAATGGTATGAATGAGAATGCGGAAGATAGGACGTGATGAAAGCGCGCTGTTCATTAAGATGCCTACACCCGGACCATTATTATCCAATGATGAATATGAACGACGTAAACGTTTTTTAGAAGGTTTACGAACATTAACAAAAGCAGAACATATTGAAATTGTACGCATTTTGCAAAAACATGAAGCTGAATACTCTGAAAATAATAATGGAATTTTTTTCAATGTATGTACACTTGATCAGTATGTATTTGATGCACTAGAATTATTTTTATATTTCACACAAAAGAATCGTAAAAATCTAGAAGATCGTGAAACGTATTTAAGTACATTATCTACAGGTCTAATAAAAATGACAGAATCTAAAACAGATGAAGCGTAAGTATAAATAAGCTACCATGGTATCCTGGAACGAAATATCCTCCGTTATACAAAAAAATCCTCGAGCCAATTTTAATATTTCAACTATAAAGGTATACTCAAATACATGTAGTATTCCTGTTGTTACAGCAACAGTCGTTTCACCTGCTGCTGTAAAATTGTCACCACCACCTGTTCCGCCGCCACCTCGACCACCACAGCCTGTTGTTGTGACGACAGTTCCTGCAGATCCTTCATCCTCTTCTGTTCCTTCAGTACCACCACCACGTGAATACACAGATATACCACGTTCTTCAAAAACAAGTGTAGATCCTATTGTGATTGGCATTGTTGAAAATGAACCACTCTATAATTCAGCACCACGTCTTACCAAACATCAAATGGAAATTGCAGAAGCTCAACGTCTTGAAACAATGATGAACGATGTGTATGCAAAAGAAAGCGGGCGGAGTCGTGGATGGACAAAATCTGGAATTGAACAGATGCTGAAACCACGGTGTGCATCTGGTGGTGATATTAAAGAACTGGAACGCGCACGTGTTTCATTTCCTTGGAAATTAATTCGTGATGATAAACTAGCTTCTGCATTTCTGGATTTTATTTGTGTATGTAAACAAATTCGACTTGCCGTATGGGATACTGATGCAAAAATTGTAGCACTCTATCCTGCAGCGGATCCAAGCTCCAAACCGCGAGACACAAAATATCCACTTTATCATGTAAATATAAACGGCGAACTTATGTTTGGTGGATCGGATCTTATTAAACTCTGTGATTCCAACAAATTTGTACTCATGCCGCCGTTGTCGGTAATCAAATCTCTGAACGGGCTGACACTGGATGAACTTGCAAATGTTGCATCACAACTTGGTATGAAGGGTGGCGTTGAAGGAAATAAAGCGGAACGTGTGGCTGCAATTGCAGCATTCAAAGTTCGTAGTCGAATTTAATTTTGATATTCATATTCTTTATTCAAACATTAAGTAATTTTTGAATAAATTGCGTTAATTTACTTACCATCGTCTCAATAACTTTTGAACCGTTTAAATAAAAAAATATATAAAAAGTATAAAGATAATGGCATCAACTGTATACTTTTTAATAAAATATCATGAAAATAATAGTTATGTCGCCTATGGATCAGGTATCTCTGTTATGAATATTCCTGAATTTCATACATGTCGTATTGTACGTGTTTATCCTTCGCCACGATGTGATATTACACCACGGCTTGTTACATTACAACGTCATTGGCGGCGTTGGGTGGAATGGCGTCGTTGGTATCTTCATCCACGTCGCATTCAGGAACGGGCGATGTACGGGCGCTGGGCACAGAATGCGCCGAAGCGGCTGACCGTTCTGAACCTGAATCAATAAACAGTGGTTTACGATTTGTATATCCAGCTGCACGTAATGTATCAACATCTTGCCAGAATTGCTGATATGCAGGATATCCTACTTCTGCCCACCAACGTCGATTACGCATAACGGTTGTTGTAAACCAATCTTTGACATACCATTGTGTTCTTTCCAAAACTACAGCAGCAGCTCCTTCTGATGACAATGGTGACCATGCTTGCATTTCAGTGTATCCAGCCGGCGTTGCTTCAAATAGTGGACTGTATACATATGTATATGTGGATGGATCTGCATCTGCTGAAGGTGCTGTAACACAAACAGTGCCGATTTTGGTTTGTTTGGCTAGTTTTAGTTGGTCAGGTGATGAAAGTATTGCAAATTGTACTTCAACATAATCTACTGCGTCAACATCACAGACTTCAGCTTGAAGTTGCATTTGACAATAATAACGTATAGGAATCTTACCATCAATAACACGTGAAATTGGACATTTAATTTCAAGTAGGCGCCCAGCCCGGGGTCCCTCTGTAATCAGCCCATCAGGACTTGCACCTAGTCGTGGTAATGAAGAATGTTTAATTCTTCCCAAACCATCATAAACAGGTGCATGTGCAACCAATGTTTCAAACAGTTGTCGTGCGACTGGTTCGAAGCGCCAGCCCCATTTAAACGCAGATAAACCATTTTCACCACTTAGAAATACAGTTTGTTCAGGAATTTCATCTTCTGTTTCGTCGCCTGTAGGTGCAGCTGCAGCTGCACGAAGTGCAAGTGGTGCACACTTTTTCTGTATTACACCCTCACGTTCAGATGCACTGCCTACACAAAGTCCTCCAAATTCATGTCCAGAAAGAATTTCACGAGCTTCTGCATGCCATGCAGCTGATTTCTGTGTTGTCTGTGGTGCAGCTTTCAAACGCTCTAGATGCGCGGTTGTGGGCTTTAATGAGCGGTGTGCACGCTCTACTTGGAAAAGAAAATATTCATAATAAAGCGCACGTAAAATCATAAGAGCGTCGTTTCGTGCACGTGATGAATGAAATGCATAACGAAGAAATATCTGTGTTGCAGGATGCATTTCATGTGTAACCCATTCACTTAAATCCCATTCATCTTCTAATTCAACGGGATTTGATGAAACCCAATCGTTGAACCATTCCACACAAGCAGAGTAGACCATCTCTATTGTATGTGCCATTTTTTTAATCTGATGTATTTCGTTTTGTCGCGCGATGCACTTCAATTTTAAATACAGCCGGTAGTGTCGGATCACCTGTACGAATAATCTTTAATCCTTTAATGGATTGAATTGATCCGTGTTCGTATTGAATTTGTTGTTTTGTATTGAGAAGTTTTGAGTCGTTTGCACGCACCAAAAACTTGTATAAATTATCTTTGTCTTCTGGACTTAGACCTTCATAATTATCAGCAAATATTTTAAGTTTTTGCATACGAATACCGCGCTCTAGACGCAGCCACGTCTTTGTGAGTGAAACTGATGCGGCTTCAGCAGCAAATAAATCAATCATTTGTTTATCTTGTTTTTCCATAAATTCTGTTGTTACTGATGCTGTAGGAGCGGGTGCAGATGCGGGTGTAGGCACTTCAATTAAAACATTTGTTGGTGGCGCAGTTGGATCAGATGCAGGCTTTAGTGGTGATAATGCGCGTTTTATATTCCGACGTGTTGTTTTCACACGAAACATTGTTTTATAGAGTTCCCTAAATGAATTTATGAGCGATTGGTTTAGATGAATGCGGTGCTTATTCAAATAGAAACTCTGATAAAGAATAGGGAAATGAATCAATATTCAAAATGGGAAGAATTTGAACGTGAAAAACGTGCACATGGTATGTCATTACAAGATCCTACCACATTACAACCCATGTGCCAAGTCTTGCGTGTTCGACAAGAATATAACGGTCGTGATGCTATAAACTCTCGATCATGGGATTTTTTTCATGCTACACCTCCAACACAAATTAGTGAACGTGGTTTACAAACAAAAAATGCTCCGGTCTACATGGATATGAACCCTATTTGTTCACGTACAAATACGGTTCAATATCGTATTCAACCTTCCTATATTCCGGATCCATCGCGTGGATCTACAACTGTAGATAATTTAGGAATTCCACCACCACCAGACGCAATTCAACCACCATCAAATACATTTTCAACCAATCCATATACACAACGTCTGAATGCAGGCGGTCATGAATCTAAAAATATGATTCGTGAATTACGCGGTGCAGTTGTTGAAGATAATCGTGAACGTGGAATTGATGCAGCTCGTGCATTAACAGCACGCCAATTTAATGATCGATGGTTGCCTCCACTTGCAGCAGCAGATGCAGCTTCATTACAAGCATATGAACTTTTGCGCTCAAAACCCGATGATTGGCGCAGTTATTAGATTAGCTAAAATGAACAACTACATCACATTCATGAACGTTTACCTTTTTCATTGCTGATTGGGTAAGTTCGCATCGCTTTTTACGGCTTGATGATGCATTTGACAATGATTCATCAACCACTGACTCACATGCAGAAGCTTTTTCCGTAGCTGTAGTTTCTGTACGTTTTGTACTTGCAGTTGTATTTGAACGACTATAATGTTGTTTTAGAGTCGAATTCATATCTTTTTCAATTTCTTCACGATGTGAAGAAACAAATTCATAAATATCTTTTTCAATAAACCAACGGAAAAAATTTAACTGACCGACTGTTGTAACAAATGCTTCTACACCACGTGCTTGAAACATAATGCGTTCGCGTCTACAAAATGGATCAAACAAACGCTTACTATATGCATTCAATTCACGTTTATAATTGAAATATACAAGAAAATGCCGACCACTAAGCATATATGATGTATTGAATTTTTTAGAATAGTTCGTTACAAAATAATCAACAAGACGTAGACTAATTGGCGACGAACCTTGTAAAATAGGTAAAAGTTTTTCCAAATTACCCGGTTCAGTATAAAAATCTTGAAGCCAGCTAATAACTTGATCTTGTTTACATTGAACACGATGTTTTACTGTAACAGCACGACGTTCAAGAACCGGTGGTGGAATCCCAGAATCCGCAACTGTTGTCTCTTCCTTTTCTGTTGGAGTAGGAGGCGAGATTGAAATTGTGTGCACCGATGTCATGTTATGAACCTTCTGAATAAAGTTTTAATCACTTTATTTTAGACCATCGGTTGCGTGTGGGCGGTGCTTAATAAAATACTTGGAATTACATAGGGAACAATGTCTTCAGATGTTGTTATGATTGCAAATAAATCCTATATAATCAAACAATCACTTGGTGATAGTGCACGGCGACGTGTATATTTCAATACATTCAAAGAAAATTCGAATACTACATCTGGATCTCTTACAGCCGATGAATCAAAACTATTAGCAGATTTAGGTATTAATTCTAAAATGATTATGAATTTAAAATTATATCTACCGACATTTTTCGATAATCTACAAATGTGCAGTTCCGATACCAGTTTGGTACTACGAAAAGACTGTAATATTCCTTATTATGTATTGTGGTCAATTATGTTTGCAAATAAACAAGCAACGGATGAACGCATACGTGCAAATAAAGAAGCTTATTATAGTTCACGAAATATTGGTGTTGCTATGAATACTGCAATTGTATCACAAATGCGTCGTAAAAATATTCGAGATGAGTATGATAAAGTTTTTGAATTATTATTGACACAATCTGTCACATTAAAACCTGTTGCTGTTGAATTTAATGAATCACTCTTTCAATTACCACGTGCTTCAAATGATAAAGAACAACTAGCCAGAAATGATTTAACAAATGTAAATATTGAATATGCTAAATTTATTCCAGAAATTTTTACATTGATTCTAACTAAACCTGGTGTATCTGGTGTACCTAGTATATTGTCAGAATTAAAAAAACTTGTTGAAAATAGACCCCAACCGCCACTTTATACATTTTCACAACTTGGAAATACCTGTGCATCAGACGCATTATTTACAATATTATTACAAGCTGATAATCTTAGAGATATATTTGTTAATAATGCACAAAAAATAAAAGACGAAACTATCGATGCAACAATTTCACATGCATTATTACGTTATGAACGCATGTTAGAATTGGAAGCAAAACACGTAAAAAATACTTTAGGAAAATCTCGTCGCCCAAGTCTTAACTTGGATACACGACACGGTGAGGCGATACTTAAAGGTATTTCTGGCGAAGATTCCTGTATTGGATTAACTAAAAAGAAGATTCTTGATTATATGAAGGATATTCAACAAAAATTAAAATCCCATGGTATTATTCAACGCGATGAAGAATTGAATGTATTTATTGGAGATAATTTTATTACATTTATAAATAATGAAACTTCAAATCTAAATAGTATTAAAGGTATTTATTTACATATTCCAGGAAATATTTCAGAGACAGAAATAACATCTACAGGACATGCAATAGCTTGTGTGAAAATATACAATGAATGGTATATAACAGATAATGAATTTGGAATTCTACACAAAATAGATGATCCTCATTTAATTAATATACTATTGTTAAATTTGTATAAACAACGCCAATTTACTATTCGTTACGAAAAAGGTTCAACTGCTGATAATCTAGCATTTAAATTTGAATTTTTTGATGATGAAAATAATATAGTATATACAGTATATACATACCCAGCAAATGTTACATTCAATCAAGATAAAGTTGTATCAAGTCCTATTACTCCAAGCCGTATAATATTATTTACACATGAAATTAAACGTGGTGATGATGATACATTTATGAATAAAATTCTAAACTATTTTGACAAAAATGTATCTGATTATACACAAAATGAAATAAAAACAGAAAGTGCTCAAGATTAAATATATAGTATATATACACTAAATTAACTAAAATCAATCGTGTTTGTTTTAATTAATTTTTTGAATATCTCATTTAGAGATGAGCTCGATGTTTCTTGGGCATAAAATTGCAAGCGATCCAAAATCTATACAAGAAAGACAAGCTAGTAATAAAGGATATATTGTAAGTGATTTGCCATTATTGAACGATTTAGGAATCTTGAAAAATAAAAAAATTAAAGCACAAGCCAATGAGATTCGAGATTTCATACATTGGCTAGGTGGTAATCGCAATGTACCATTACCGCCTCTGGCTCGTCGTATTTTATGTTTAAAACGTGCATTAATTACTCAGAGTATTTTATCTGTAGATACACCAACTGAACAACGCACCCGACAACAAAAACAAATAAGTGAAATTGATGAATTATTAACACGTGATGGATTAGATTCTGAATCAATTGCCAATGAAGATAAATGCATTACAACTTCAAGTACATTTGTTGCACCACCGCCAACATCTGCACCATTACCTCCCGAGCCAGTACCTGCAATTAAGTCATCAGCCTCAACTGTAGTTGGAGCCATTAACAAAACGGGTGAATGTCCTCCACCCGTTATCCAATGTATTTGTGGTGGTGATAAAAACACGCCTGCAAAAATTATGGAATTACAATCGCAAATTAAATCGTTGGAACTACTTGTACTTGAAATTCAAAAACATACACCATTGACTCCTAATTCTTCAATAAAAAATCAAGATGAAATACTAATCAATAAACAACCTGATGAACGTGATAAACTAATTAATGATTTATTGTTACGTATTCAAACCTTAATTGAATCTGTTGATAATTCCGCAAATAAAAATGCATTACGCAAATTTACATCTGAAGTTATTGAGCGCCTTGAAAAACTGTATAAAATATTATTAGAAAAAAAGAAAGCCTATAAAAATTTATTGGAAATTATTAATGGATTAAATATTTCATCCTTTACAAAAGAAGATTTTGAAGCATATTTAAATACTGAACAAAACTGGATTGAAGAATTTATTAAGATATTACGCACATTTAATGAAGACGAAATTAAAATTAATGAAATTATTTCCATTTTCACAATGAGTGAAGATGCTAAAAAAGAAATAATTGAAAAAAATACATATATTGAATTTTTTAACACACGTAAAGAAATTCTTGAAGGTTTAATAAAAGTTATTTTTGAACAATTATTAGTCATTAAAGAAAAATCATGTGATGAATCAGTTGTTGCAGAACGAAAAAAATGTGAAGATAATTTGGATAAAATACGTAATGAATATGAAGCTCGTATTCACACATTAGAAGAAGAACTTAAAAAATGTAAAGAATCCTCTGCAAAACCGCCTGTTCTTGAACAAATATCTCCTACAATAAAACCAATGAATAATGCAAATCAAGTACGTCGTAATTCTGATGTAACTGCTGTCATTACACCACTTGAAGCTCAAGCCGCTCCTGCACCGGCGGTTGGTGAACCTATGCAACCTGAATTACAACCTATGAACAATGCAAATGCAAATCAAGTACGTCGTAATTCTGATGCATCAGCCGTCATTACACCACTTGAAGCTCAAGCCGCTCCTGCAGCGGCGGTTGGTGAACCTATACAAACTGAATTACAACCTATGAATAATGCAAATGCAAATCAAGTACGACGTAATTCAGGTTCATCAGCCGTCATTACACCACTTGAAGCTCAAGCCGCTCCAGCGGGGGATGTTGGTGAACCTATACAACCTGAATTACAACCTATGAACAATGCAAATGCAAATCAAGTACGTCGTAATTCCGATACATCAACCGTCATTACACCACTTGAAGCTCAAGCCGCTCCTGCAGCGGCGGTTGGTGGACCTATTCAACCTGAATTACAACCTATGAATAATACAAAGGAATTTGAACGTATCGTTACATATCCGCCAACATCTGTTATAACAACAAAATATGAGCAGCCTAAACCACGTGATATTTTTGGAAAACCTGTACAATCTAACACTAAAGAAGTTGAAGAATCACCACAAAATACATGGAATGAAGGTAATCTACTAGCAGAACCAATGCCAAAACCACCACAACCCTTTTATCCCGCAGGTCCAGGACCACATTCTGTAAAACCATCACCACCTGAACCACGTATTCGACCTCGCACAACACGATCATTTGTCGACGATATGAAATCATCACAACAAGTCAAATCACAAGTTTTAGATGCACTTAAAGGATTATTTACAAAAGCCTCAAAAGACAAGATTATACTTAAAAAAGAATTAGAAGAAATGCTGTTATATCTAACAAATTATTATTTTACTACAACAACACCAGAAGAAAATCCAAATACAGTTCAAAAAATTAATACATTATTGCGCGATGAACGTTATCATAATATTCTACTGAATCCCACTGGAGATGAAATTATTAATATATCAATGGATGCTGCATTATTACGAAAAGTGTCACCTAAAAATATAACTTCATGGGATGAAACACAAGCTCTAATACAACCTGAAGATTCTGAACAAGTTAAATTACAAAAACACAATTATACAAAGATTATGGTAAAGAAGATTCTACTCTATTTAATAAATGAATCACCTCGTCTACGCGGAGGCAGAATTACGCGTCGTAAAAATAAAAAATCGCAACGCATAACAAGACGTAGACAATGAATATTGCACTAAAAGCAAAATATAGTTTTTATTCGGCTTTGGTTTTTTTCTTAGTAGCCAATCCAGAAACCTATAAAATCATACAATGGCTCATTGGACATTTTATAGGTGGAACCGCGAACGCATTAGGATGCCCGACTCAACTTGGTTTAATTATTCACACTGTACTCTTTTTCTTTGCAATGCTAGCACTTATGATGTTTCCACGTGATTAGACATTGAACAATCGGTTCAGTCTAAACTTGTATTGATTCCATAATAGCTCGTAATTTACGAGCAGATGCTTCATGTGAGTATGATTCTAATACATACTGACGTGGTGTATATGATTTCAGTTGTTCTAAAAATACTGGAAAATCATGTTCTATTGTATCCCAAGACGATTTTAAACCACAACGACTATCCATACATGGAACACTTGAAGCACCTTTCATTCCATATACTTGATTATCTGAAAGTTCATATACATGTTCTGTCCAATCAAGAACAAACAATGGACAATCACAAGCCATTATTTCAAGTGAAGCTAGACCTTGAGTTTCTGTACGATCCAACATGATACAGAATCGACTATTTCGAGCCGCATTGGCTAACATTTCCGGCGTATATGTATAATATGTTATTATAGATCCACGAAATTGGAAATAATTTTTAAATAAATATGTATGAATTGCACGTAAATGATCATAATTCTGTGATTTAAAATAAATAAAAAAGTCTTGTGTTTTTTCTATTTTTGGAGCTGGACAAAAACGATCAATATCGACTCCAGCACCCCAAATATGAAGTCGGCGATTATTTGCACGTGATGGATCTAAAAAAGGTAAGCCATTACTTATAAAACGACCAAACCATACACTTGGAACAAGACCGTTCCGCAAATATTTCCAAATTCTATGATTCTCTAATTCTTCTGGTTTTACTGAAACATCTGCTGACGAATAGCACCCTGGACCAACAAGTATATTTGGCGCTTTTTGAGATGTATATTCTAAATTTTCAGTTGCATCCATTGCCCAATTTACGTCACCGGGTTCATTTAAGAATATAAAAATTGGTTTTTTGCGGCGTTCTGCATCTTGATACAAACCTAATATTGTACCTAATAATACAGCAGTAGGTCCACCATATGCACAATGGCGTGGATCAAACCATATACCAATTCGTAGCATATTACCGTCTTCTTGTTATATTTGTCTCTTTACATTTCTTAAACCAAGCGCGGGCTGATGAAGAAGAACGTTTGGCTTCACGCACTAAATCTGCATCTGGACCATAATGTGTTTTTCCACATAATAAAAAAGAATGAACACGTGCATATCCCCATTGTTGTTCTGTTGCACCAGGACGATGTCCCGTACGCCATGCAGCTAATCCACGATTATAGGATTCACGAATGTGTTTTAATGGTACACCTGAAGCGTTTGCTTTGGCTTGTAAACTTGTTGCATTTGGAAACATACTACGCCACTTACGTGTGTATTGCGACGTTTTTCGTGTACCATATTTATCCGTCTTAAATCCAACATATGCTGCTGGATCTTTCCAATGTTTTGATCCATATTTTTTAATTTCAGCTGCACGCTCTAACTTTTGTTTACGTGTAAGGCTTGCATAATATTTTGGCGGCCAAAAAGCCAAGTTCTTTTTAAGTTTGCGTGTGTGCGCGTGCATCTTACTATAGTGCCACAAAAATTGACGCCTTTGTCTTTAAATGGCTAATTAGATACAGAAAACGAATTTAATTTCTTAAAGATGGATCGCTGTACAGCGACAAAACGCGATGGTACACCATGTACTCATCGAGCCACTGTTCGGGATGTACGTCCTTATTGTGGAACACATCATAACGCTAAAATGCAGTCGGATATTGAATATCGCAATGCATATAATAATTTTATTACTGAAGCCGAACGTCGTCGTCAAGCTGAAGTTGCTGCAATGCTTGCACTACAAGAACAGGAAAGACAAACACGGCGTACAGCACGTATTGCAAAAAATACACGAGCAATCGAAGAAGTACCAAATTATTCGCTCATGCGTATTCTAAAATCTGCTACACGTCTAATGCTACTCTGGAATTCTGAATCAATTCCTGGATACGATTGTGTAAAAGCATATACTGCGCTTACATACATGTCTGCACGTCATGATGGATTTCTAAATCTATTGCGTGCAGTTATTGGTATTCTAAATCTAACATATCATCCTGAGCATGCAACATATCGTCAAGTACCACAAGAAGAAAAATCGGCTGCATATGCTGCACTTCACACAGCACTTCTTGTGTATGGCGATATTGATTATATGACTGTAATTCCAACAAATGATAGAAATCGTGAACTCATTACTCGACGTATTGAACGTGAAGCAGCAGTACGTCGTGCAGCTGAAGCCGCTGCACAACTCGCTGAAGCTGCTGCACGTCGTGCTGAATTTGAACAAGCAGATCGTGAACGTCCTGTTGTCTTCCAACGTGATCCTGAAGGCGGCATTGATCTACGTGCATTTGCGACGGATCCACAAAGTGTGCATCGATCATCTGTTCAAAATACGACACAGCGTATTCTTCATACACTACTCGCCCGCCCTGTAGCAGCAGATCAAGAGACAATCTTTGAAATTACAATGGATTTTCAGAATCCTGATAAAGTTGAATGGCGTAATGAAGAATTAAAATCTGCAGTTATTGATATGTTTACAGATGAATATTTCACTCTTGAAGCATTTAGTGTACGTTATGGAGATGTTGTAGATCGTGTTTGGACATTTATTCGTGGGCATGCCGAACGTACAGAACTTGTGATTCGACTTGCTCAAGAAGTGAGTGAAGGCACCGGTATGTGTGCAAATGGTAAAATGGCGCGTCTAATCAATGTCCTACAAGGATATGATGAAACACTGGATGTTGCGCCGCCGCGCGAACTCTTTCAATCTGCTATTGCTGCTGTCATGAATATGCCAGCCTCGGAACGCGAAGCTCGAGCTCGCGAACTCTTTGTAGAATATCAAATTCCCGCTGAAGAACATGGGGTTTGGCTTGAGCCGCTACTTGAAGCTTAGGATGATGATGGCTTTAGCCACGTATTAATATAAATATTATCAGGATCAAACTTTTTTGCTGTTGAAATTGGATCGACTTTACGAAACGGTGCTGATGCAAATGGTAATACACTCGCAACCCAAATCCAATTCATCATATTTTGAGCTGGATCATAATCCACTAAATGTTGTGCAAAAAA